CTATGAAACCAGAGTGGGTTGAGTTGATTGCTACCTTACTTCCTTTAACACAAACCTTACAACCTAAAGAAATGTATAAGTTGTATATTAGTGTTATTCCAAAAGGTAAATACTTTTTAAAATATATCAAAGGTAAATCTGCAGATAAATATGAAAGTTTTTTAATTGATTTAATTAAAACAGATTTTCAATGTTCAGAAAAAGAAGCATTGGAATATATTGAAGTCCTTTATTCAACTAGGGAAGGTAGAGAAAATATTAAATACATTTGTGAAAAATATGGTACTGATAAAAAACAAATCACAAAGCTTAAATTAAAAATATAGTGTTCAATAAAAAATACCTAATAGCCAGCGGTTGTTCCTTTACAGAAGGACATATTTTAAAAGAAAAGGGGTCTTGGGCAACTTATTTTGCAAAAAATAATAATTTAACATTGGTAAATTTAGGTAAGGGTGGAGCCGGAAACGAATATATTATAAATAATACAATACAATATTCTATTATGAATAAAGAAATAGCAGATAATGCTATTTTTGGTATTCAGTTAAGTGAAGTTTTAAGAACTTTAGTTTGTTTAGATTTTCCAGATACAAATGGATACCCAAAATATACTCACCTAACACCTATGTCATTTATAGATGAGCAGCATTTTGATAATTGGAATTTTAATGTGTATCATAATAATTTTATTTATGAAAACAGATATTCATTGGCTCCATTTTTTATAAACATTACACATGCCGTATCTATAACAATTAATTCTTTAATTAATTTTATAAATTTTTGTGAAAAAAATAATTATCAGTATTTTATATTTGATGGTATAAACACTAATATTCCAGAAAAAACGAAAAATGGGTGGGGTTTAATTGGTAAGGCGGAAATTGATAATCATAAAGTAGAGGTTATGGAAAATTTACAAACTTTTGGTGAATTTAAAAATAACGGCCGACCTATAATCCATAAATCTATAATTGAATATTTACTTAATATAAAAAATTACATCAGAGATGTTCAATATAAGCAATATTTGATTGATATAGGAGATAATGAATATAACGATAGTAATTTTTATTTGAAAGATAATGTAGGCCATCCAAATGAATTAGGTTCAAAACTATGGGCAGAACATTTGCAACCAATTATAGAAGATTTATTTGGTAAAATAAATTAAATTGGTTATATTAGATATATGGCAAGAGTATCATTTTCACAATACAGCATGTGGAGTACATGTCCACATCAATATAAATTAGCATACATAGATGGATTATCAGAATCCGGTTCGAATATACATTCTATATTCGGAACAGCAATGCACGAAACCTTACAACACTATTTAGATAAGTGTTTACGAATATCGAAATCACAAGCCGATAAGATGATTGATTTAAAGGAGTATCTCAAAGAAAGAATGAGGGAAACTTACCTAAAAGAAGCTGAAGGTGAAATTGGTTCTACTATTTGCACAAAAGAGGAAATGGTAGAATTTTTACACGATGGTAATGTTTTACTAGATTGGTTTCAAAAATCTAAAAACTTTAATAAGTTCTTTTCGCTAAAGCATGATGAGTTAGTAGCAATTGAGCAACCAATTAATACAAAGATTGCAGAGGGGGTAAACTTTATGGGTTTTATTGATTTAATTATTAGAGATACATTTACAGGCAAATATCGTATTATAGATTTCAAAACGTCTACTGCAGGTTGGAGTAAATATCAAAAATCAGACCCGATTAAAAATTCACAAATACTACTTTACAAAAAGTTTTATGCGGAAATGATTGGTGTTTCCGAAGATATGATAGATGTTGAATTTATTATATTAAAACGTAAAGTAACTGTAAGAGAAGATATACCAACACACCGAATAAGTAAACATATTCCTGCAAGTGGTAAACCATCTATAAATAAAGCGTGGGCTGGTTTCAAAGGATTTGTAGAGAGTGTATTTGATGAATCAGGTAATTACCGATTAAATACAAATTATATTAAAAAGCCAAGTAAACTTTGTGATTGGTGTGAATTTTTAGGAACGCATTGTGATGGTAAAAATTAAACTCAAACTATATATATTTAAAATAAGTTATGGCTAAAAAGAAAATTCTGTTACTCTCCGATGACCTTAGAATGGCTAGTGGTATCGCAAATGTTTCAAAGCAATTAGTATTAGGGACTGTTGATAAATATGATTGGGTACAATTGGGTGCAGCAATCAAACATCCGGAAGCTGGTAAAATAATGGATTTAAATGAGGACGTTCGTAAAAATACAGGTATATCAGATGCATCTGTCAAAATTTATCCCTTCGATGGTTATGGTAATCCAGATATCATACGTCAATTGATAATGGTAGAAAAACCTGATGCAATTCTACACTTTACTGACCCAAGATATTGGATTTGGTTATATGATATGGCACATGAAATTCGCCAATCAGTACCACTTTTCTTTTATCATATTTGGGATGATTTGCCAGACCCAAAATACAATAGAGATTATTACGAAAGTTGTGATTGGATTGGTTGTATTTCAAAACAAACTTATGGTATAACCCGTAGAGTTTGGGGATGGGATAAGGAAACATATTGGAAAAAGCCAGCCGATTGGCAAGTAAGTTATGTGCCACACGGAATTAATTCACAAGATTATAAACCCACAGATGTGCCGGAGGATTTTAAACAATCTATTTTTGGTGATAAAAAATACGATTTTGTACTTTATTGGTCCAATAGAAACATTCGTAGGAAACAACCAATGGATGCAATGTTAGCATTTGATTTATTTCGTAAAGGATTACCAGTAGATAAGCAGGATAAAGTTTGTATGGTAATGCATACTCAACCTGTGGATGAAAATGGAACTGATTTACCAAAATTTATAGAGCATTGTATACCTGATTCAAATATTATTTTTACAAGTAATCGTTTTTCAGAGCAACAATTAAATTATCTTTACAATCTTGCCGATGTAACAATTAATCTAGCGTCAAATGAAGGTTTTGGTTTAGCGACCGCAGAATCTGTAATGGCAGGAACACCTATTATTCTTAATGTATCAGGAGGTATGCAAGACCAGTGTGGATTTAGAGACACAACAGAAAAATTGTTTACTGCAGAAGATTATGTAAAAATAGGTTCTTTACACAAACGTGATTGGAAGGATAAAGTATCCTATGGAGAATGGGTAAAACCTATTTGGCCAGTACGTTCAGTAACAGGTTCAGTACCTACACCATATATTTTCGATGATAGAATTGATTTTGAAGATGTAGCACCGTTAATACGTGAATGGTATGATATGGGTAAAGAAGCCAGAAAAGAAGCTGGACTCAAAGGCAGAGAGTGGATGTTAGGAGATGGAAATTTGAGTAAAGAATATATGTGTCAATCTTTAGTAGATGGTATGGAGGCTGCATTCGCAAATTGGAAACCAATTAAAAAATACGAATTAATTAAGATATGAAACCAACATTAGTATTTCAGGCACCGGTAGCAACAAGAAGTGGATATGGTGACCATGCAAGAGACCTTTTACATTCCCTTTACAAATTGGATAAATTTGATATTAAAGTAATTAGTACACGTTGGGGAAATACACCAATGGATGCTCTTAATTATGATAATGTATTCCATAAATGGGTTGTAGATAATGTTATACAAAATACTGAACAAAAACCTGATATTTACATACAAGTTACGGTGCCAAACGAATTTCAGCCAATAGGGCATTACAATATAGGAATTACAGCCGGTATTGAAACCACAGCATGTGCATTAGATTGGATACATGGTTGTAATAGAATGGATTTGATAATTACACCATCTGAACACGCTAAAAAAAGTTTAGTTGGTACAATCTACAACGAAGCCAATCCACAAGGGCAATTGATACGTCAACACAAAATTGAAAAACCAGTTGAAGTTCTTTTTGAAGGATTTGATGAATCTGATTTTGGAACGGATACAATCGCAAAAATTAATGTATTAGATGAAGTAAAAGAAGATTTTGTTTTCTTATTTGTTGGACATTGGTTAAAGGGTGATGAAGGTGAGGATAGAAAAAATGTTGGTATGATGATTAAGACATTTGCTATGGCTTTTAAAAATGAAAAAGTAAAACCAGCATTGGTGCTTAAAACATCATCAGCAACATTTAGCGTTTTAGACAGAGAAGGAATAGTTTCAAAAATTAGACATGCATTGGCTAAGGATTATGGAACAGTCCCTGTATATTTAATACATGGTGATATGAGTGCTCATGAATTAAATAATTTATACGAACATCCAAAAGTAAAAGCAATGTTGAATTTTACAAAAGGTGAAGGATTTGGTAGACCTCTTTTAGAATTTAGTTTAACAGGAAAACCTATTATCGTTTCTAATTGGAGTGGTCATTTAGATTTTTTAAAAGATGGGGCAGTATTACTAGATGGTGAATTAAAAAATGTACATGAATCTGCAGCAGACCAGTTTTTGTTAAAAGAATCACAATGGTTTAATGTAAATATTTCTAAAGCATTACAGATTGTTAAAGATGTTTTTAAAAATTATGATAAATATAAAACGGCATCTTTTCAGTTAGGTAAACAAAACAAACAAAATTTTAGTCTCACAAAAATGACTAAATTGTTTGATACTATTTTAAACAAATATGGTATTTATAGTAAAGTACAACCAAAGTTTCAGCAGTTACAATTACCTAAACTTAAAATCTTAAATAGATAATTATGGATAAATCTTATTCAAAAAAATATTTAAAATTAGTAAAGAAAAAAATACAAGTCACTCCAAAACAAATGACCAGAGCAAAATTTTATTTACTTAAAAATTATGAATATGTTACTGGTGAAGTTGGTTCATTTAGTGATGCTGATGCACCTATTATTTTTAGTATATTTGTTTCGCCACAAAATGATATTGTACACGCAGTATTATTATCGGGGGTTGATTTAAACATAGCTAAAAGATTTTTTTCTAAATTTTCAAATAAAGAAACCAATTTACTTGAAATGAAACAGGGTGCCAAACAATTTTATTCAAGTGCAGTGGCAAAAATACCCAAAATTACAAGCGAAGCTTATAGAACATACAAATTAAGTGGTATAAAAAAAGTTTATGAATTAAATATGAATATAGATAAACTAACACCTGCAAGTATGAAAATTACGGGTATTGATAATAAATCACAAGTCAAAAATAAATAGTTATGACATCGCAAGAATTTACGATTTGGTTAAAAGGTTTTATTACAGCATGTAATGATTATGCACCTACACCAAAACAATGGGATACAATAAAAGAAGAATTGCAAAAAGTAAATTCTTTTAAATCTACAAATACGTCTACTGCTTATTCTTATCCTGAAAATGCTACTTGGTCATATTCTAATGGTGAAAACAAATAAACATTATTGTTATGAAAACATCTTTAGTTACTGGTGGTTGTGGTTTTATAGGTTATGCATTAACTCAGAAACTAATTAGTAAGGGCTATAACGTAGATGTAATTGATAATTTATCTATTGGTAAAGAAGCTAAGGATGTCAAAAAATTAGGTGCTAATTTTTCAAAAATTGATATTAGAGATATAGATATTTTAGGTAATAAATCCTACACATACATATTTCACCTAGCGGCGCTAAGTAGAATACAACCATCATTCCAAAATCCTTCTTGGACTTTTAATGTAAATGTAGAAGGAACAAAAAAAGTAGTAGAATACGCTTTTAGAAGTAGTAGTAAATTAATATATTCTGGCTCATCTTCTCGTTGGCATAACCCAATATTATCACCATATGCATTAACAAAACACATGGGAGAAGAATGGATTAAAATGTATAAACAAATTTATGAAATAAATGCTGAAATAGCTAGATTTTACAATGTTTATGGACCGGGAGAATTAGTAGATTCAGATATGGCAGCAGTAATTGGAATGTGGAGAGCTGCAATTAAAAATAATAATTCTATTAAAATTCATGGTGATGGTGAACAACGTAGGGATTTTACCCATATTGATGATATAGTTGATGGATTAATCCGAATAGCAGAATCAGATGAAAAGCATGAAGATGCATGGGAATTAGGTACGGGGTGTAATTACTCAATTAATGAAGTTGCAAATATGTTTGGCGATGTTAAAAAAGAATATGTAGCGGATGTGAAAGGAAATTACAGAGAAACAATAAGAATAAATAATGATGCTATCGAAAGATTAGGATGGCAACCAACTGATAAATTAAAAAGTTATATTGATGAAATTAAGTTACGCAATTACAGCTTGTAATGAGCACGAAGAAATTATTCGTTTAGTTACACAATTACTAAACTATAAGGGTGAAAATTCTGAGGTAGTTGTGCTTTTAGATACCCCAAAGGCACCAACTGAAATGCTTGAATATTTGGAATTACAAGCAAATGCAGACCATATTACTTTAGTAGAATCGGAATTTAATAGTGATTTTGCACAATGGAAAAACCTTTTAAACTCACAATGTAAGGGTGATTGGATATTTCAATTAGATGCAGATGAATATTTAATGCCGGAATTAATAGATAATTTAGAGGATATATTAAGTAATAATGAGGATAAAGATTTAATACTTATACCACGAATAAATACGGTTGAGGGGTTGACTGATTCACATATTCAAAAATGGGGTTGGAAAGTAGATGAAAAGGGTTGGGTAAATTTTCCTGATGTACAAACCCGTCTCTATAAAAAATCGGACAAAATAGGTTGGAGCGGTAAAGTTCATGAAAGGATTGTTGGATTTGAAAATTATACAGCATTCCCAACAGAAGAATTATATTGTATCAAACATCCAAAAACAATTGATAGACAAGAAAAACAAAATAATTTTTATAATACCTTATAATGGTTCATGTTTATTATCATATATACGCAATAGATGGCATTGAATCTATAATCGAAGAACAAATTCAATTAATCCAAAAACATTTTAATTTTCAATATAATTTAAATATAGGAATTTCCATATCAGATGAGAATATAAAGTCAAAACCAATTATTGATAAAATTTATAGTTTTAATAAATTTAATTATAAAATAAAAGATATAAGATGTAGGGGTAATGAATTTATTACTTTAGATTTAATAGAAGAAGATAAAAAAATGTTTGGAGATGAAGATTATATTTTTTACTTCCATACAAAAGGTGCTTCCAAAATTAGTCATGTTTTTTACAATTATATTTGTGATTGGAGAAATTTGCTGAACTATTTTAACATAGAAAAGGTAAATAGTGTATTTAAAATTTTAGAAAAAGGAAATTTTAACACATATGGTATTAATTTATTGGATAGAATTTATAATAATAAACCAACAAAAATGTATGGGGGAAATTTCTGGTGGGCAAAAGCAAAATATGTAAAGACAATTGATACAAAAAAATCTGATAAATTTATTAGAGTAGATGCCGAAATTAATTATATACAAAATGGAATTGATTGGAACCCTTTTAACGCATTTAATAGTAATGTAAATCACTATTATCATCCATACTCAAAAGAAAATTATGCAAAATAAAATAACATTTATATACGATTATAAAGATGGTGAAATATGGTCCACACCGATGGCTTTGGTAAATGAATTTAAAAAAAGAGGATGGGAAATCCAAATAATAAAAACTAATGATACT